TTCTCTTTTGAGTTTTTGCTGCGAGTTGTTCACGAAGGATTCCTCCTTCCCAAACCCACTCTTTTCCTTCCATAATTCCCTGAACAAAAGCATCAGGGGCAGAAGGATCAGCAACGATATCAGCAGCAGTTGCTAACATAAAATCTTCACCGACAACTTTGCATCCATTGTGATCTTCTTTCAATGATCCAACACCACGAGAAGAAACACCAAGAGTAACTCCCTCACTGATGAGAGATTCGGCAATTTTGCCCATTGGTGTTGAAAGAAGTTGTGCCTTACCAATAAAATTGGTTCCCTCACAAGTTAGAGAAACAATTTTATGAGAAACACGATCAAGATTGACGGTTGGACCATCGGGGTGACCGAGTTCTCCTAAAGCACGACCTTTCTGAATAAAGGATTCATTATATCTATCTACTTCGCGGGAAAGGGTTTCCATGGGATACATACGACCGTTACGGTTTTTGATGTCTCCCTGAAGAAATACTCCTTCGATGAAGCACCTCTTACACTTACCCGTTCCTTCGGTAATAAATTCGACCTTTGAAATTTCTTCTGTGATAAGTTTCATTTGATTATCCAGTAAATCCTACTTTGGTTCCTCTAACTGATGTGTCTGCAGCAAAAACGCAATATGATGCTTGCTTTTCAAGATATTCTGTAGATCCTCTTAGCATAGTAAAAGTTCCAATTGTAGATCCGCCTTGAGTTTCAACAACTGTGACCAAATGATCGGTAGAAGTTGATGTATTTACCAAACGAACTACAGTTGCATTAGTAAAACTAGTTGCTGCACCAGAAGATACTGGACATGCAATTTCTTCTGCTAAAACTAAAGTTCTTGCCATTATTCGTCCTCTTGTGATCCTGCATCAAACATTGTTGCTGCAACTTCTGGGCGTAAACCCTCAATTCTTTCAGATGCTTTTGCAAATAAAACATCCTTAATTTTTCCGCTAATATCAGAAGCAGAAGAATCAGTTGCAATCAAATCGACGATGTCTTCCATGAAATTAATTTATGTGATATATTTTCTATTTATATTTCTGCCGTTTTAGTATCTTTTTGCAGATTGGCATCTACTGCTGCAGCATCTACTTCCAAATCTGGTTCTGTTGGAACATCACCAAGCAAATCATCACCACCAGGTAATGGATCAGGTAATGGTTCTCCAGTAATAGGATCTACTGCATTTGGATCTGGAATAATTCCATCCTTAATTTCTTGTTCAATCTGATCATCAATTTCAATTATTTCTGCATCAGTTTGACGTAGAACTTTGCGGCGGACATATTCAACGGAGAAATACTTACCAATATATGGTTCAATAGTTGCCAAAGTTCCGAGACGATCGTTCATCATCTCACTTTCTTTCAGTTCTGCAAACTGATTATCATATAAGAAATCAAATTGTATATGATCTGAGATTTTATCCCAATCTTCTGGTGTTACGATGTTCTTGAGAATCAATTGCGTTTTCAACATGTCGCTGAAAAGATTTGCAAAACGCTTTCTCAGTCTTCCAACAAACTTGGAGAACTTAAGTTCATCTCTCAGAATTTCTGAAGAACGACCAAGATTGAATCCACCATCACTTGCAATTCTGGATTCGGGAACTCCAAGTGCTCTATAGAGTTTCTTTTGGAAATACTCAATATCTGAGAGTTCTCCCAAATTTTGACCGCCAGGGAGGGTAGTGATCTCAGTTCCACGACCACCTTCTCTTCTTGGCAACCAGAAATCCTCAAGCATACTCATATACTTGCGATCATCACGAACTTCACCAGTATCTGCATTGTAGACCAACTTGTTTCTATAACGTGACATTACATCACGAAGATATTGTTCTGCCTTTACTTTTGGTAGATTACCAACATCAATATAGAAAATTCTACGTTCTGGTGCTCTAGAAAGTCTGTAAATAACCAGAGAATCCTCAATCATTCTAAGTTGATTGAGTGACTTGATTGCTTTGTGAAGATATGAAAGAACCGAACCTTTGTTTCTATCAACTAAACCAGAAGTGACATAGGTGATTGTATCTTTTGCAATCTTAACACCTTTCTGACTTCCAGATCCAGAAATAGTTCCAAGTGGATAGTTTGGTTTTGGACTATAAACGAAATATTCATCAACTTCTGGATATAAAGACTTTGAAGTCTCATTCATTCTTGATAGGTCAACACCACCTACCCTTTCTTTTTTCTTTTCCTGCCTCACAAATTTCATTTTGAGAGGATCAATGTATCTTAATTCCTTGATCCCTTCTTGGGGTTTCTTAAGATCAATAACTTTGTGGTAGTATAGTCTACCATCGATATACCAATTTCTAAAAATTTCGTGAGATTTTTTATCAAAATCTAAAAGTTCTTTAATATATCTGAACTCTTCTCTAATCTTTTCTTTTAACTTATCACTCGCATTTAAATTAGAAAGTTCAACTTCGACAGGAGAGTCATACAGATCACTAACGATTGCTTCATTGACAACATCTTCAATGGCATTATCACACTCTGGGTGGATTGCCATCTCTCTATATCTTTTGATTAAATCATGCTCATTTCTATAGACTCCTTCAATATCAACATATTGTCCATAAAACCCACTAGCGATAAAATTATCAACCCCGTCCGCGTTGTTAGGCGGGACGGGGGAGACGATAGATTTGGATTTTTCTTCAGTAGAGTCAATAGAAAAACCAAAAAGTTTTGACATTTTATAAGAAACTGAACTATTTTATCTATTTATCAATTAATTGCAGGAGCAGAATCATTGTCGTCAGTTGCAGCAACATTCCAGTAGAGAACTTGGAATTCAACAGTAAACTCTTCAATAGTGTCAGTGGTATCCATTGAAAGTGGAATCTCAGAGATATTAGTTGGGAATAACCCAATAAAATCATACTCTCTAAGTTCTCCACCGTTTCTATCAAGTTGAGTTACTGTCGCATCGGCAGTATAATCAGTTGGATTAGTTTCGCCAGAACCATTGGTGAGTCTGCTGATTCCGTTCATCCACTGCTCCATAACCGTTCTGATTTTGAAATCAGTATCGTTGAGAACAGTAACGGTCCAACTATCAAAGGTTCTTTCACCAGCAACCTTGAGGATCCTTCCACGGAAAGGAACCTCAACAGGAGTGATGTTGGATGCAGGTAAGTTTGCTGCCTTTACCATGAAAGGAACTTTGTCACCAACCCCAGAGGTTGTTAATGTTTGTGTTGCTGCAGTCGGAGTAGAGTCATTGCTCATGAACCCTAGTGATTGACCCGTTCCATTTGGGAAGTTTAATTCAACTTCAAATAGATTAGGTCTTGCACCTCCCCCCGTTAATTGTGATTTAAAATTGGAGATTGTTCTGAGTGCCATCGGTTTTTTACCTCTTTGAAATTAATTTAAAATGTGAATTAAACACCAATTACTTCAGAGAACGAAACACCAGATCTGGTGGCAACGAAGGTTAGTCCAATGAAGTTAATGGAACGGTTTGGTTTGATGTAGATGTCCGCAATGAACTCATTCGCGTCAATGACTGCGGCAGTGTTATTGGACTCATCGCAGATAAGTCTAAACTCTTGAATGCCACGCTTTGCTTGAACATCTCTGAGGAATGGTTCAACAGCATTTACGAAAGAACTTCTGGTAAGAGCATCGTTGAATTCAAACATTACATCTTTCGCTGCAGCAGAAATTGCTTGCTCAAGATAGATGAACAATCTACGAACGTTAATACGATCGAATGCTGATGCCTTAGCAAGTCCAGTCTTGTCACCGAAGAGGATAATTCCAGCACCAGGCGAGAAGATTACTGGGTTGATTCTTGCACTATAGAGGCGATCTCTTTGAACCTTAGTTGGATTATATGCCAACTTAACTGCATTTAGGATTCCTCCTCTTGCAGTTCCAGCAGGTGAGAACCAGGGGAAGTTGGTAATGTCGTTTCTGGCACAAAGTCCTGCCATGTCTCCATTCAGAGGAACATAACGGAAAGTATCAGAGAAGCGATCATATGCATACTTGTAACCACTATCAAATACTGCAAATGAAGATGATGGGATAGATGAGTAGAATCCCAGAACTTCTTCAGTAATGTCTGATGCACTCTTAACCGAATATCCACTTCCAGATTCAGTAACTTGTGAACCTCTGTGTGGTGAGATGAATGCAACTGCATCCTTTCTGATTTCGGCAACTGAGATTAGTTTGCTTGCAAGTGCTTGAGTGTCTTCTTTTGCAAGTCCACCAGAACCCATGAGCAGGAAGTCTACTTCATACTCTTCAGTGTTCTCGAAGATTTCGTAACCAGTTGAAAGATCTCCAACGGTTGCTGCAAGAGAACCAGCAGTTGTTAAACCTGCTTCACCACCGTAGTTTAAACCACCATTTAAGGTTAGATTTAATGCACCACTTTGACCGAAGATGATGTTTTGTGCGTTTTGGTCCCAACCACTATCTGCATCCAGTTCAAACGAGGTATTTAAACCAACGGTTGAAATTCCAGCAGGAGCAGAACCAGCAAAAATGTATTCGGAATTTTCGGAGATATACTTTCTCCAGTAAGAAGGAGAACCAACAGAATATGTTGCGTCTTTTGCCTTGGAAAGTGTTAGGTGCTTTTCAAGGATTGTTCCTGCATTTCCTGTTACATCACCATCATCGTCAAGAACAACAACGTGAACTTCGTCGAATCTTGAACCTCTTGCAGCAGCATATGCTGAAGTTCCAGGACGCTCAGCGAGAGTGTTCCACTTAATGGTGCTGTTTGTTAAGGCAATCTCCTGTTGATCGAACCAATCCTGTCTTGCGTTATATGTCTTGGTTCCCCATGCACTGGTTTGACCGTTTGTGTGGATTGCAACACTGCCAGTAGCACTGAAAGCATATAAACCTGCAGGTTGATAATCAACTGCAGTCTCTGTTCCAGCAGCAGAAACGTGACTGATGACCTTAATGTCAAGAGTGCTAGATCCGATGCTAGTGATGGTTCCCTTCAAGTAACCATCTGCAAGAGAAGTAGATCCAGAACCAGCAAACTTTTCCAACCATGGTCT